TCGTTTTACCAAGTTCAAGAACGTCAGCCATAGTGTACTCCATGTTATTTGTAATATTATATATTAGTTACGAATTAAGTAACAATCATTTCTTAGGAGTAGGCGAAGTTCCTCCAGAGAAAGAATATGCCACGCAAACAGCATCATCCGTGCGCGCGTACGAGCATCTAACTGCAAGAGGATTAATACCAGATGAAATAGCTTGTTGAATATTTGTTGCCATTAGATTTCTATCATTAACGTAATAGTGTGTAGCTCCACCAACTAGGGCTAATAAAACTAGCGTGATACAGATGACTACAACAGAATCAATCTTTAGAAAATCTTTCATATGCTTGTTCCTTTTTTAACGTAAAATATGTGGCGACCAATAGTGGTTTTATGCTCGACGTTTTTCCATTTAGGATTTACATAGTCGGCGTGATAAAATATAGCTCCGTCAGTTGGATCTTTTATATTATCTACATTAGCATATACAAATGATGCTAAATTTAAGATATGATGATATAGTTGATCTCCTCGTTGAGCTAATACATTGTCAAGAAACATCTTGCGTTCCTTATCTTGGCAGTACCAAGAGAATTGACACGTGCTTTTAGTCTTTTGTGTAACTACCTCGCATATAGAAGATGGGAATTCTTGGTTCCTAGTTCTATTAATAGTTACAAATGCTACTGCAATCTTACCAATGTCTGGTTCGTGTGCAGATTCGAAATAAATGTTTTCAGCTAAACACCTAATCTCTTTTTGAGTACTTGGTGTAAATGAATTGAATGTAACTTGTAAGTCAGACGGTTTAGAATGTGATATCGCGTATATGTATGCGGTAAATATCGTCACTAATGCTATAGCAGTTATAGCAATAATTTTTTTGTGCATGGTATTGTCTCCTAAAATAGAAGAGAGGCGCGAACGCCTCTCAAATCCCTATCAGGTGGACTTTTTAGTGATAGTCTTTACAGAGTCTTGAGGGATGTTTGATACAAAACCGTTTAGTAATTGCGCTTTAGCAATTATATCGGCTTCGCTTGGATACGACGGGAATCCTGGATGTTCTGGGATTGTACCGCCATTTAATTTAGCAGATTCGACTTTTACTTGCCAGTCGTTGCTAATTTGCTCGCGCTTACCATAATACTCATCATTAAGCATGTCCTTTGCCATTTTCAATAGCTCAAGACGAATTTCAAATGGTGTCATATTTGACATAGTTTTCTCCTTTGTGTTGTGTGTAAAATGATGGTTTTATTGGGATCCATCAACCCATTATTATTTATTACTTCTTAGTTTCAACTTTCTTTTCTTCCTTCTTTTCTTCCTTCTTAGCCTCTACTTTAGCTGGTGCAGCACTTGCTGCAGGAGCAGCAGCTTTTGCAGGAGCCGGAGCAGCAGCTTTTGCAGGAGCCGGAGTTTTTGCTGGTTCAGCAGCAAAAGAAGAAGCGGCAAACATAGCGATAACGATACTGATTAGTGATTTCATGATAATACCTTTAATGAAAATTTAAGATTAAACAAACTAAACTTTATCAGATTCGTCACTTACGTTTTAGTCCAAGTTACATGTGGTAACGGGTGCTATCGTTAAGTAAGACTAACTAAAAATAGGTTATTCTGTTACGAGGAAACCTATCGAAACCCTAAGCAGTGTTTAGGCTGCTAATGCGAACTGTGAGTCGTTTGCGTTTACTTTTTTTGCTTGATTAACGGTCATCGCCTACCGTGCTGTCCACTTGTTTACTTGTTGCCCTGTCGAAACTATGCAGGCCCATCAAAAGAAAACTGAATTCAGACTCAATGTTCTGACCGTATGCTTACGCCGTGACGCACGTTGTACACCGTGTCAATTTTCTTTTGGTGGACCTGGGGGGATTCGCACCCCCGTCCAAGACACTTTTCTCTTTGCTTCATACAGCAATATGGTTTATTATATATCATTGATGATTATTGTGGAAATTAAATTTATCAATTTCCCTTGAGCTTAAAGTACTCTTCACGTAACTCGAGAAATTTTCCAATCCAATCATCGCGCTTCTCGATAAACACTGAAGCTTCTGGTTGTTCATCTACTGTCATAAGGATAACCAGTCTATCAACAGGAATCCCAGTACGCTCCTCGAACATCACCGCATACGCAGATGTTTGCATGAAATACCCATGAATATCTTTTCGCGTCTTAGCTCTCTTTGAAGTCTTAAAATCAATGACAGACATCCTTCCATCGTATTCTGCAATACAATCTACAGTTCCGGCGACTCTTAGGTGATCTGAATATAGTTGAGTTTCAAGACAGTGTACATTATCTATTCTGCGCAACTCAGGTACAATTGAATTCCACGTTTCGACCTCAAACATGTCGCAGTTGACGTCTTTGTTATTGAGGAAGTCTTCGCAGAGTGAGTGGACTCTTGTTCCTCGCTTTGTTGCTTTGGCGGAGACTCGGTTTGCTTCTTCCTCTCCGACTCGCTTTCGCCATGCGAAGATTGCTTCCTTTCCGTGCAATCCTGTGACGGACGTGACGGAAGGGTAGGCTTTACCGTTTGGTGTTTGGTAGACTCTACCCTTGTCGGAATCAATACGCTTGAGTTTAGCGATATCATGATGTATATGTGTTATCATTCAACGTTGTCTTCATATTTCAATTTTGCAAGGATGTAATCCTTAACTAGGGAACTGCGGACAATATCGTCTACAGTGAATTCAATTTTCGTAAATGCATGCATGTGATATGCGATATCAAAGAATTTTAAGATACCACTTACATCATTCTTCTTTTTATTTAGATCAGTCTGACGATAATCACCACACCAAATAATTTTAGAACGATAGCCAACACGAGTCATAACAGTATCGATCTCTTCGAATGTCATGTTTTGCATTTCATCTACGATAATGATAGCGTCGTCAAACGACATACCGCGAATGAATGATGTAGAGATAAACTCTATATGGTGCTGTTCCTCTAATCTATCCCATGCGTCTCTTCGACCGAAGAGTGTTTCACATATCTGACGATATGGTTGTTGATAGATTTCCATTTTCTCATCGACATCGCCAGGAAGATGTCCAATTTCACGAGATTGTACAGCGGAACGAACAATGATTATTTTATTGAAGGGATTCGATTTATCGAGTACTTCTTCAATTGCTTTATAAAGTGCGCAGAATGTTTTACCAGTTCCTGCTACTCCATGAAGGGCTACGAAATAATCACCTCTTTTATAAGCATTAAAAAATAATTTTTGATTATCAGTAAGAGGTTGGAAAGTTTTAAGATCGTCTATTCTTATCCTAAGAGAATTAGTAGATTTAATTGGTCTTTCACCTTGTTCATTATCAACTATTTTCAGAGCCGTTTTCTTAGTAGCCATGCTTTCTCCGGTTAGTTGTTAAATTGCATTCATTTTCTTCAAGTCGCTTCCTGGTGTCCTTTGATGTATTTTTTGTAAAACATCTTTGAATCCTGAGTCACGACCACGACCCAGCCTCACCGAATCGCCTATTGAAGGCGCGGTGATGACAGATTCAAGATGGGGATTTTGTTTTAGATATTCTTCTCGAGCAGAGATTGACATTATCTGATCAAATTGCTCAAGAGTGTCTTTGTTACGGAAGGTGTAAGTGGGCATTCTTAGATTCATAAAGAGGCATTGATATAAAACGATCCCTCTTATCATCACGTAGGATGTAACAGGCATCTCCATATAAGGTATTTATACCATCGGCAAACCACGTAGGCATTGGAGAGTTAGTCCAACGAGACATTTTTACTTTGTCATTAAGATAGTAATTGCGATAAGATGTAATTGAATCGCCTGGAACTTTGTAATCTTCCGGCATTGCGGGAGTAGGTTCAGTGAATTCGCCGTCTGGAATATTATAAGGCGTAATTACTGATAGAGTATCGAGCAACAAATCGCGTTCAACCTTGTGAACTTTATTGTAGCGATATGTGTATTCCTTGCAGCATTCATCAAGAAGTTTAGTAAGCCAAACGTAATTTGCTTTTGACTTTCTTACCCATACTGCCGAAGGATGATTGATATGAGTAGCCTTATACAATGTATAATCACGGCTATCACCTAGTGTCCAGAATTTCTTTTTTCTTCCTGAATCAGAAAGACCAATGAGTTCTACACCGTCAAGAACACGATGAGCAGTAGAAAGTAATTGAGCATATTCAAGAATCATTTTTACGACATGTTTGTCGTTGTGCATTTTAGCGCACAGTTCAGGATCATTGTCTAAATAGAAGATGTTCATTTTTCTTCCTCAATTTTAATTCGTGGAATTTTTACCCAAGTATCATTTTTACGATCTAATCGCTGAAGTTCAACTCGTGTAATCTTTCCATTCTTGGTATATTCTACTACACGTAGGTCTTTTAGTACATCTTCAAACGTATAATTTTGGCTAGAGCCGCTCAATATGTTTGAAGATGTTATGCCAATGCTGGCATACTTGCCGGCCGGCATAGTAATGGTAGAAGAATCTACAGTATATTGATGTTCAGGAGAAGTTTCAAGTACTTTATTGTCCACCATTCCACTCCAACGCAAGACGTGATAGTTCTTTAATAGTGGCATCTACATCATGATGTAGAATTGCAGTTCCGCCTGCAGCACGATATTTTTCTACAACATGCTCAGTATCATCAATTAAGATATTCCAAGGTGAAGCAAACTCAGCTTTCTTAGATCCGCCAGGAACTATGTTAGCTTTGTACATAATACCATTATTGCGAAGCCAAGCATTCTTTTGTGCAGTCACGCACTCATGATGTTTTTGACCACCTGACGATGATAAGATCTCAACTGGAACTCCAAGTTCGTGTATGAACTGTAGAAGCTTGTCAGCATTCGGCATTTTAGGCTGTTTTACAAAGTTACCACTAGTAACATAGATATCCCAATTCTTCCAAAATTCTTTCTGACGTCGTTGAACGTCAGAAGGTCTTTGCCCAAATAGAGATTCGTATTGCGCGGTAAAGTCGGCTATAACGCCGTCCATGTCAAGATATATTTTCATATTATAATTATATCACTACTATGAATTATCGTACAGGCTTATTTCTTTCTGTATCAAAATAATATTCAGAGTGTTCAAATCCCTGTTCAGTAGACCAATCTTCAGTTTCTTCTGGTTGCCCAGTCCAATCGGGAAATTGCTCATCAACTAATTCAAGATGACCATCGAAGTAGAAACCGCATCCTCTTAGAAATGTTTCAAACTTCTCTAACATTTGAGGCAGAGTAATATCACCTTCAAATTCAATTGTCACAGTTTCCTTTGGAGCAGAAGTATGCATTCCGCTATAACCCGGATATTCTTGCTTAAGTGTATATTTTGTCATTTTACAATATCTCCATTTTCATCGATTTTAGTAACGAATTTACTTACTTTAAGTTCATCTTCCCAGCTTTTTAGATAGTCATTATCTTCATTAAAAACTCGAAGGTATTCTTCTCTATCAATTACTCGATGAGATACAATTTGTTCACCGAGGTGTTCCTGAGAAAACTCTTCAGCCTCGTTACATGTGACAGTATCGAGCGCCCATTCTTTACAACCCTTTGGTACTTCTACAACATAGCGCATGCGAAATGTAGAAACACACTCAACCATTACAAGTTCTTTTTCCATTTCTTTCTTTCTTAACGTCCAAGTGCCATCTTCATTGTCAATCCATTCGACAATATCACCAATTTTCCATCCAAGGTCATCAAAAATTTTATCACCGAGTGGAAGAATCAGCTCACCATTTTCATCTTCTTCAATAGTAACTATAGTCATTTAGTTTGCTCCGCTAACAGTTTATAACCTTTTCCAGTTGGATGTATGCCATCTGAACTCATGTGATTCATAGGCCTAGACAATATGGTATCTCCATACTCAGCTGCAATTTTTGACATTGCTTCATGAGGAATAGGCTTACGATCTTTTCCAGGATCAATCCAAAAGACACGTTTACCTTTTATAGATTCACGCATCTTTCTAAGTTCCTTTTCCGTTTTAACACCTTTATGATCATTAGCTCCAAGACTAATGATAATAGTTTCACGATAGTTGGCAGCAGCTTCAGAAAGATAATCCTTATTCCACTGCCAACTATTCCAACCGCCTTTAGCGTATGCTACGCACTCTTTACGTTGCATAGCTACACCAACTGCGATACTATCGCCGATAATCATACAATCAATCATACTTCAATATACTTTAATTCAAAGTGATCAGCGCGATCTTCGTAGTTAATATAGCCACGAGGATTGCAGACGATGCGAGTAGATCCAAGCATATAATCAAAATCTTCATGAGTGTGACCGTGAGTCCACAATTTGATTTGCGGATGATCAAGGATAAACTCTGATAGATCTGAAGAGTAACCACCATTCATAATTGCTTCCTTAGCATATCGAGGATGAGTGGATAATTTGCTTGGAGAGTGATGTCCAGCTACAACAAACTTTTTATCGTGCTTTCCTTCTACAACCGTACGGATATATTCAACAGTATACTTAAAATCTTCTACTGCATCTTCAGGAGAGAATGATGCATCACGAGTTCTGAACTCAGCCTGTGTCATTGCACGACCATCTTCACCTTTGCGCACACTTCCATTCTCGTCTAGTAGAGGAACATAAGTCTTGTATGAAACTTGACGACTTGAATTATCAACACATCGGAAATCGTTCATCATACGTGTCATGGAGTGTAGAGTGATAGGATCTTCCTTGTTCATGTCAGTCCAAAGAGTTCCACCAATGAAAGTTACATCATCGATAACTTTGCATTCTTTATCAAGAAGATAAACGTTACTGAGCATGTTAGATTCTAACATGGACTTGAGTTTAATCGCTGTTTTCGGAAAGTCACCATGATAGTGCTCGTGATTGCCCATCACATAGATAACATGGGGAAATTGAAAAGAACAACGCTTAAAGAAGTCGGCAATACGATTGCTACGACCGCCTTCCATAATGTTGTAACGATCTGGTTTGCCAATGTCACTAGCAACACAGATGTCACCACTGAGAATCAGCACATCGACGTTCTCAGTGTTTTGTAAATTGATGTCGCCGAATTCAAGATGAATATCGGACGCTAATGCTATTTTCATAGTAATCTCCTATAATTAATTATATCATAGTCATGAATATTTGTACAATGATTATTGAATTCTAATCTTAGTTAGAAGAATTCGAATTTGATCTTGAAGCTCTGGATTTGATCCATGAAACTTCAAATGAAGGAGTTTCTCAATGAGAGCTCCTCTAATTATTTTTGCTTCTTCAGGCGTCATTAGTCCCACAGCCCCTGATAGTATTTTCCAAACAAACGGAAACCATTTGCAATACGATTCTCAACTAATTGCATACCATCGTAGTCGCATTCGTAAGTATCGTTTGGGCCTCGCTTCATTTGGAAATATTTGTGATCGCCTTTAGGAACTTCATTTCCATCAGCATCTACTGGAACCCATAACATATCATGTTCACCTTTACGGTAAGCATCTTCCCAATCACGATTAAGTTTGTGCTCGAAGGCAAAAATCATTTCGTCAATGACCCAATCCCAGCGCTTGAACCAATTTTCATCAGTATCCCACTCATTTTCTTTTGCAGGAGCGCTTGTAGACTTCAATTCTTCAGGCACGTCCTCATCATCGACGCTTGGAGAACCGTGTTTGTCATTTTTAAGCTGTTTGAGCATCGGAAGAATGATAAGACCAAGGGTACTATCCATATTCCATGTGTCGTAACGGTCAATTTTCACAAATTTGATCTCGGGATGCACAAAATCGAGGAATTTTCCCCATGCTCTGCAAAAAGGTAGCAGACGATCAGACCATTTTTCAATCATGGGCTCATCGTAGTCAATTTCGCGCCAAAAAATCACTTTTTCAAGGATAGTGTAGGGCGAAAGCCAATGGTTTCTATAGTTTGTGAAGTAAATCTTCATTATTTCATCCTTTTTATAGCATTCTAATCAAACCAATAGTATCTATTGTTGTTAGCAATAGATAGTTAGCCAGCATGCCAAAAGATTTCCTAGTCCAACTAGCCCAAGCATACATGGCACAACCAGCAATCCAAATAGGGTAAAGAGCAAGAAGCGGAGGCGTGGGGACTGTGAGTGCCATAGTAATACTACAACCAATACTGATAGCCCAAGCAACAAGCTCAACAACAAAGCGAATTCTGTTAGACTTAAAATCATCACGTATCCATTCTAATGTAGGTCTAAAGAGTTCAATCATTACTCTGCAATTCTTAAAATTCTTATGTTATCGTCTGGTACTAGAAATGCTCTAATCCGAACGGTAGTACTACCTTGAATAGGATCCAGATGTCGAGTAAATTCTATTAGTCGCTTTTCAAGCAGCGCTTTCGCTAGTTGAGATGCAAGTGACATCTTGAACGCATCAGTATTATATACC